GAGGACGGGAATGGGCATGGCCGTCGTCGCCGTAGTCATGTCCACGCCCGTGGTCAACTGCGTGTCGGAGACGAACGTGGTGTTCTCGACGCCCCCGTTCCACACGATGACCGACGCCTCCGTGAAGCCGCTGCCCGTCACCGTCAGCGTGAAGGGCGGATCCCCCAGCGCGGCGGTACTCGGATCGAGCGCGTCCAGCACCGGCTCCGGCCCTTCCCCACCATTCTCCCCAGGCGGCACGTAGATCGGGTTCTCCTCGGGATAGGGCTTGCTGGGGTCAGGTCGCGCAATCGCGACACTCGGGTCGATGCCGCGCGGATCCCCCGCATACGGCGTCGGAGCCTCAGCAGCAGTCTTGGTACGGCGCTTGGCCATGTCTCTCTCCCTCACACCGCTGTGAGTTTCCGCACTTCGATTTGGTCAACGACTTCCCTGAGCATCGTCGCGAACGAGGGGAAGTTCTGTTTCTGGTCGTCGTCCGCGCAGGGGAACGCGATGGTGATGCGGTCAATCGTGCGCCCGTCCACCTTCAGCCGGGGAATGACGTGGAACGGGACGACGGAGCCGTCTGCCTTCGTGATGTCGTACAGCCCCGGCTCCAGTTGGTTGAGCAGTTCGCACTCTTTCACCGTGAGGGTCTGCCGCTCCAGTGGGTATGGCCCGAGGAACATCTCACACACCAACTGCGGGCGCGGATGGTCACGCTCGCCACGGGGATTGAACACCGAGAAGTCCGGGTGCGTTTCGTTCTCGGGACGGAGTTGTTTCCGCATTGCCCGCGCGTGGATTTCGGCTTCGGCCTCCACGCGATCCGTCTGCCCGCCGCGAATGGCCTCGATGAGGCGGTCGAACTGGTCCCCTGTGAAGCCAACGCCCGTGCGCTGCGCGGGCTCGACGGGATCCTGGTTCATGTCGAATGTCACTGGGCCTTCAGCCATGCGCGACTCCCTGAGAGAGACAGTGGCGCACGGAAGGGGCAAAGTCCTCCCGTGCTCACCGTTCAGCGGCCTGTTAGTTGATCGCGGTGATCACGCCCAGGCGCCGAGGATTGTTCGTGTAGAGGTTGCAGATGGTCATCACCTTGAAGATGTCGGCGGTCTGGTTCGCGGGATCCACACTAGGGAACCCCTTCATCCAGTACCCCGCCTGATACGCCAGCTTCAGGTTCGTGGTGTTGAGCATGTACAGCAGGCCAGCGGGACACGCCACGTCGTAGGAGATGGGGATGTCCTTGAACTGCAACTTGTCCGACTGGAAGCCAGTCAGCCCCTTGTCGGAGTTGTTGTCCCTGTTGTACCGCTCATTCTTGGTCAACAGGGATTCAAAGCCCTCAAACGTCGCCATGTCCGTGACGGCGAAGGACGGGTGCGCGCCCGTGACGCCGTTGGAGCACAGGTTGTACATGTGCCGCATCGCCGCCTGGAGGTTGTCAAACGCGGTGGTGGACTTGGTGCCGACGCTCTGCTGGTTGCGCCAGAAGGAGAACGCCGACCGCGAGATGCCCCCGACCGTGCCGGTGGCGGGAGCGGAGGCCACGATGTACTGCAACCCGCCCATCACCTTGCCGCCCGTGCCCAGCCCGTCCCCAAACATGTCCGTGTTGAGGACGCGCTTGAAGGTGTTGCGAAGATTCTCCAGCTTGGCGTCGAGCAGCGCGAACTTCCGGCCCGAGCCCTGGTTCTTCGCGCGCTCCAGTTCACTCATGACCACCGTGCCCGCGTACTCCTTCCACGCGAAGGAGAACTCGTCGAACACGTCAATCCTGGTGGTATCGAGCAGGTCGAGATCCGTGTACGCCTTGACGGTCGTGTTGATGGCGTACTCGATGCTGCCGTTGATGGTGCGCCCGCCATCAATCGACTTGAAGCCCCCGCCCTCTTGCATCCGGTTCAGGAGCCAGTAATCGTTGTGGATGTTGTCCTCGGGCTTGGTCCCGACGACGGCTTCCCACGCATGGGCAATGGTTTGCCCCACATTCGGATCGGCCATGATGACACTCCCGCCGCGCTACCGACGTGCCGCTGAATCCGCCGCCTTGAGGGCTTCTTCAAACGACTTCGGGCGCGAGGCATGGGCCACAGATCCCGTACTTGGATTCCGGGCTGAGGCCGCTGCTTTCCGGTTGAAATCAGACAGCACTTCCGCTTTGGCCGACGAACTGAGCGTGGGGAATACCTTGGTGGCGAGCACCTGGATGTACGCATCGCGGATCGCTTGCCCAACGAGGTGGTCGGGCATCGGAGGCATCGCGCGAAAGACTTTTTCAATCTCCGCTTTCTGCTCCTTGAAGTGCGGCAGGCGATTCATTTCCGTCAGGGTGTCCGTCGCAAACCGGTTGGCAGCTTGCGTGGCAGCAATGATGGTGTCGCGTTGCTGCCGAACCTCGATATCTTCCCTGAGCGGTGCAAACTCCTGACGCACTTGGGTCAGGAGTTGATTCGCCAGCCAGCGATCGCGCTTGGCTTGCCCCTGCGCGGAGTACCAGGCGTACCCGTCAACCACGATGTCGGGCTGCGGTTCTGGTTCCTGTTCAGGGGCGGCCTTCCCATTCCCGTTGGGCCGCGTCGCCAGGATCTTCGCGACGTGGGACCGGAGGGTGGGGGCGTACTGTGGGCTGTTCTGCAAGTCGTCCAATGCCCCGAGGACAAAGGCGACCGGATCGGTGGCCCACTGCTGCGCGAGTTGGGTGATCTGCTGGAAGTTCTGCGGACCCACCTGGAGCGCCCAGCCATACTGCGATTGCAGATGCTGCTGAGCTTCCTCTCGCGCCCGAGTGCGGGTGTTCTCAAGGATGGCTTTGTGCCGGTCTACGGGGATTGGCCCCGCAGCGGCATCCCACTCATCGGCGGAGACGGACTCGCTGCCACCCGGCGCCGGTTGTGTCGCCACCGTCGCGGGAGTGCCGGGATAGGAGTCAGTCGAAGGAGATGCGGACGAGGCATCTGTTGCGCTGGAGGAGGGCGTGTCAGTGGAGGGAGTCCCCCCCGCCGCCGCGTCCGCTGACTCCAACGCCTGCCCGAAGGTCGGGCGGGTGTCGTCTGGCATGCGGACGACGATCTCAGGCTGGGCCGTTCAATGCAAGAGAGTCCTTTCGAGTCCATTAGAGGACGTTCGTGTACCTCCGAGTCATACACCCGCACTCGACCACGAGTTCCGTGTCGTCCTTGGCGTTGTTGGCGCGCACCCCATCGGGCTGGCCCGTGGCGTGGCAGCGGAGGCAGTAGAGGGAGAGGCCCAGGCGCCGGAGGACGGGCTCGATGGCGATGAGGAGATCGACCTCGCGGCGGGACATCTCCATCCGCTCCAGTTTGGTGGTAATCATGGCTGGGGCTCCTTCGCTCCCACAGCGGCATCGAGGCCGCAGGTGCAAGGAATATTCTCAAGTCGTCTGACTGAACATCCGTAGACATGGACGCCGTACTTCTTCAGCGCCTCGCGGGCCTGCTGAAGGGCGGCTTCGGCCTGCTCAGCCCGCTGCACTTGTTGCATGTAGTCAGACGTGGGAGAGAGGGCACGTAACACATCAAGACGCGCTCGCATTTCAACCCACGCATCCCGTGGCATGACCACGCGATCGAGTTCCTCGATGACCAGATCCAGCTGCGCTGCAAGGGCGGCTGTGATGATGGCTTCCACGTTGTCGCGGAAAGGAACGCCGCGATCTAGCATGTCGATCTGCTCCGCGATCCCCCGTGCGGTCATAGAGCTTTCGCGTCGTAGTTGTTGACTGGATAGATGCCACAGTCGGACGGCACGAACTGATTCGCCCTGAGCCACGCGACAGCGGCGTCGTCGGAGGTAAACAGGCCGTAGCACTTCGCCCAACTATCCGTGCCAACGATGACGATCCATTTAAGGCGTTCCCCGGCCTCGCGGGAGGGCGGGGCATTCGATGTTGTCACTGCGGGTTCTCCTCTGGCTCCACCGTGAAACTCCCCCGCTCCGTGATGGTGATGCTGAGCGTCTCCACCTCCGCGCTCGGCTCCCGGTGCAGCAACCTTCTCTCGCGTCCCACCAGGTCCGCCGCGTCGTCGAGGGTTTTCTGTGTCACCGTGTCCCAGTTCGACGTGATGGGACTGCCAGGCCGGTGCCGCACGTAGTCCACCAGCCCCCGCTCCTTCATGATCCGCTTGCGCTGGGATTCGGAGTACACGGTGACGGGATCGGGGCCGAGGTTCTCGATGACCTGCCCCCCGCGAATGGAATCGGAGACGACGGTGCCCCGGTACTGGTCATGGGGACACCATGGCCACAGGCCCACCGTCAACGCCGCGCCACACGTCTCACACGTCGTCATCATTTGACCAGCGCCTTTTTCATGGCGTCGTAGCGCAACTGTTCCCACGCATCGCCAATGGGGTACGCCCAGTCATCCCCGACACCGGCTGTGTGCGCGATCTCATGAGCCAGCGTGTTACGGAGTTGATCCCCATGAAAACTCGGATCGATTGATACTTCAGCGTCAGTGCCGTGAAGGTTGTGCCTCGTGATGCCACCTATGCCTGCCGGATAGCCCTGCGTGGGATCCTTCCCCTGAGCCATCGCCTGTTCCATTGAATCGAGGGTTGGCCCCTGCACCACTTGATCCGCACGTCCTCGCAACTCCGGCATGAACCGAAAGAGGCGCTCCACTTCTTGTGCCAGTTCCGGCGAGCCGATCACGGTCGTCGGTGGACGGAAGGGCGGCGGATGCGCCACGGGAGGCAGATCACCACCGAGATCCTCTTTCGGGTACGGGGTGATCAACCGTTGCAGTGCCTCGTAGAAGGCTACACGCGGATCAGGCATGGCTCACACACCACACGTCTCACAGGTCGTCATGTAATACTTCTCGTCGCAGGGCGAGTCCCCATCCCTCACGCACGTCCCCGGGGCAGAGGGCGCGTCCCAGCGAGGAGACGGGGCTCCCCTGCGAGCGACTGCTAGAACGTGATCCTCATCGCGAGACTGTGCGGCGTCACTTCCACCACCTGCACCGTCTGCCCGCCGATGATCATCATCAGCCCTCCGCCGACTGCCATCCCAGCCCCGAGCCACAGCAGCGTGGAATTGGGCTTACAGTCAGCAATCGGAAGCAGCGTGCGTGTCGTACCGCACGGCGCAAGATCACGCCCCAGTCTGGTGTTCTGATTCTCCAGAGACAGGTCGGAATCCTGGTCCCAGGTGACGGCGGCGACGGACATGAACGTCCCCACCCCAGCCAGCGTCACGCCACTCCAGAAAAGTGCCTGACTTCGCATTTGCGTGGTGTAGACGGTGGTCGTCACATCAGGCCGCGTGTACTGCGCCTTTACGCTCGCGGCAATCGGACCGTCCTGACCGAATGCCGGAGTACTGAGGAGGAGCACGAGGAGCGTAGTCAGCAGCTTCATCATGGGTTCCTCTGTCTCGCGTACCACGCCCGGTACGCGATGTTGCGACAAACACGACATCGGCGATGCCCATTGCTCATGACGTAATTCTCCGCCTGCGCGTGCCCGCGCCAGCACGTTGTTCTACTAAGGTGCTTACGCGCGTGCTCACCCTGCGGGAGAAACGTAAGGTGGGCCGGGTTCACGCACGCCCGCACGCCGCAGCGATGATGAAGCACCATTCCCTTGGGAATCGCACCATTGCATAACTCGTAGGCGAGCCGATGCGCCCGTGTTCGCCTGCGCCCGCGCCATGAGAGCATGCCGTAGCCGCTGTCGTTCACCGCCCCGTCCCACACCCAGCAAGGCGTCATTGCGCGGTCCATGTCCCGCTCACTGCCGCCTGTGGGAAATCCCCCTGCGCGACTGCTTCCCTGTACAACGACCCATCGGCCCAGATTTGCACCGTGAGATCGCCAAACCCCTGCCCTTGCGCTTCGACGCTCAGGAACATCTGAGTGCGCGTCGTCCTGATGGTGGCGAACCACGGCAGCGTGGACCGCACTTGCGAGGTACCTTCCGTGCTGCTCACCACGGTGATGTCCACAGGGCCGTCAAAGGGACCGACAACCTGAAACACAAACGTGTGAACCGCTGGCGGCTCAGGAATGGGCGTCGGCGTGGGCGTCGGGTCAGGCCGCAGGTCGTTGGTCGTCTTGTCGCTGCACCCCGCGAGCAGGAGACTCATCAGCGGCAGCAGGAACAGGGTGCGTCGATACATCTACTCTCTCCCGTTCCCCCGCAAGAGCAGGGTTTGTACCAAGAGGAACGCGAGCGCGAGGCCCGCCATCGCGAGCAGGCACCTCACTCCCCTGGGCCTGGGCCGAGTCCGGAGCCCATCCCAGGCAACTCCCCGGTGCGATCCGCCGCGTGCTTGCTGATGGGCTCGGTGCGTTCGGCGGCCCCGGGGTGCGCGGTGCTCCCAGGCGCAACCATCGTGTCTTTCGGCGGGGTGATGTCGTCCGGGAGACTGCCCATCGCCGTCGCCCGCCCCGCCAGCATGACCGCGTTCTGCATCGCGTCGGGGGAGATTTGGTACCCCGCCTGTTGCAGGATCTCCAAGGTAAAGGGGAACTGCGGGAGGCGCGGGTCGAGATCAGACGCCTGGATGCGGATCTGCACGTTGGGCACGGGCGGGCCCGGAGGCGGCGGGGGCTGCACGAGTTTGTCGGGATTGAACCCCCATTTGGTCGCGAGGCGCCGGGCCAGTTCCATGCGATTGATGAAGGGATCGCGTGCGGTGAGGTTGTAGAAGCTGAGATCCTGTTGCCGATCCGCAGCCGCATCCACATGGACTTGCGAGTCGGGACGGATGGAGTACGCGAACCGCCCCGAGATGAGGTCCTTGTTCCATGTGACCCACACTTTCGCGCCATCGTCCCCGATGATCTGCGTGACCTGCTCGCGATCCGAGAAGCGCTGGATCAAGGCATCGAGCTTGCGCACGCCGGAGCAGAAGAACGCCACCACCATCTGCTGCTCTCCGGCGAGCCGGGTATCGACCGACGCCTGCATGGTGCTGATCTCGGTGGCGGTACGGCGCGTCTGGTTGGGGGATCCGGCTTGGTTCGGGCCAAGCGCGAGGGTGCGGTCGATGTCCCGCTCGATGACGTCCTGGCCCATGTAGGTTTCCTGGGTCAGTTGGGGC